GGTGAATGTCTTTTCACCACCCTCTACTTCTTTGGTTGCTCTTTGAATTTGGAACCCAAAAAGTTGTGCCATAATATCTCCTACTGTATCTTCTATTTAGTAGGTTTAAATTAGAAGTTCACGCCTGAAGCTTCAAAGTGTTGATATCTCCATGTTACTTCAAATTCTTCAATCGCATCTGCTGCGTCAGATGTTAGTTCGATTGCAGAAATTGTTGTTGGCCATGCACTTCTAAAGATATATGTCTTTAGCACTGTATCATCACGATCAAGTTGTTCCACTGTGAGGTCCGTCTGATAATCAGCAGGAGCAACAACACCAGTGTTGTTTGCAAGATCGTTGATACCGTTACTCCAACGTTCCATCGCATTGCGGATCATGAAGTCTGTGTCATTCATGAACGTAGTTGTCCATGTTTCATCAAAAGTTCTGTCACCAGCAATGTAGATGTTCCTGCCTCTGAATGGGATTGCAATCTCACCCAAAGTTTGTGCAGGAAGGTTGGAAGCACGAACTATAAATGAGGTTCTACGAACATCAAGTCCAATTGCAATGCCAGGTGGTGGGGTGACCGTTACACGAAACTGGTTCGCACGAGCACCACCACCGATTAGGTTAGCCTTAAAATCGTCAATATTAGCCATGATTAACCTCCTACCTCACTAAACGATACGCCCGTTCTTACGGCAATAAAGTTCAGTGTAATAAAGTTAATGGAACGAGCAGGTTTGATGAAGATATCACCAATAAACTCGTTACGGTCAATCACCTCTCCAGTGTTGTTTGTTGCGTCACAAATTACACTGAAGTCGGTAATACCTCTACGACCTTGGACATCACGAAGGAAAGGTTCAACTAGGTTACGGAACTGTGCCCGAGTAAACTCATCGTTGAATTCGAAGAGTTGGAACTTAGCAGCAGTTGCGATTGCCTTCTCAAGAACCAAGAATAGACGACGCACGTTAATGCGGTCAAATGCACTTGGTTTTGAAAGTGCAGTCTTATCACCGAATAGAACCACACCTTGGCCGGGGAAGTCCGTTACAGGATTAACTCTTGCACGGTATAGACGATCTCTCTCTGCCTTCGTTGGATTGAAGGAGAGTTTGATTGCACCACGAACATTACCACGGTTGAAACCAGCGGGTGAGAACCAAGGGTCTGCAACACCATCTGTGTATGCACAAAGACCAGCAGTATCACCATTCAATGGAACGAATCGATACACGTCATTATACTTATCGTAGATGTATTTGTATCCACTGTCGAACACCATGTAAGATGATGATGGGCAAAGGTCAAATGCATCAATCACATTGTCTGCCTGTGTGATGTTAGATGCAACATTCACTGTAGCAGCACGATATGGTGATACGAAACCAACACAGTCTTTTCTCAACTCAACTAGGTCTGTGATCATAGTCACATGAGTGTCCTGTGCAGCGGCAGTATCTCCAACAGCAGAACTTGGACCACCTAGAACTAGGTTAATGTCAAGTGATTCGGTGTCTGCAAAATTGTCGTATGCAAGAGCAATTTCACCAGCGGTTACTGCATAGTCGTCTGTGCCACCCGCAAGAGTGACCACAACAGGCGCATTCACAGCAGTGTATGCTGATGTAACATCTGTACCCCAGTTTGTACCAGCAGATGTGTGATCCATCCAGTAAATAAAGTTAGACTGACGGTAAATAACGTCTGGATAGTAGTTACCACCACCCTGTGCAGTCTTTGCAACAGGGTTCTTAGACATGTTGGCAAACACTTCAATGATACCGTTTGTGCGGTTACCAGCAACGTCTACGTCGAAACCAGTAATGTCACCAGTTGTGTCATAAACACAAACATGGAGTTCATCACCAGTACCACGTCCGTTTGCAGTGGCCCAATCTGATGTGCCGGGAGCACCATCAAATAGGTCATAGAAACGCCAACGTCTACGAATGAAACTGTTATCGGGGATGATTGCTTTAACACCAGCACTGTTTGGATCGTCTTTCAGACGAACTGTAAGGTCATTTGTAGAAATTGCAGTAATTTCATACTCGTTTCCTTCATCACCAGTATTGAATGCGAATGCTGTTGCGTCTGAAGATGCATCTACACTTGAGAAGGAAATAAGATCACCAACACTAAAGGCAGTACCGTCATCAACACCGATTGTTGTTGAACCAGCAGCATCTTCACCAGTTGTCTGGTTAGAAGAACCAAGGTTCTGTTCGTATGCAGTAGCATTACCGCAGATGGAAACGCCAATACCATTTCCGTGAGTACCAGCAGTTCTTGCAGCCCACTCACCGACAGAACCCGATCCAGTAGAATATGATGCAATATAATGGTCTGTGTCCCGAATAAGGACCGCAGAACCAGTTGCAACAGCGTTTACAATACCTGATTCTGCACGGACTACTCGTAGTGCATCTCCATATTGTAGAAAGCTTGATGCAGTAAACCAAAATTCAAAATTTGAACCATTAGGTTTACCAAATACTTGTATCAATTCCTGTTCAGATGAGATTGCTGTTACAGTAGAAACTGGACCCTTTTCAAAAGGACCGGCAATCGCACCGATAGAAGTTGATACAGCGGGAACGACATTCGTAAGATCAATTTCTCTTACATGAACGCCAGGTGAAACTAGAAATCCCATTGTTTTACTCCTTAGTTAAAGAGTTGTTATTCTCTAAAGATATTTATAAAAAAGTAGTTTTGCAGAACATCAATTTATAAGTGTTATATCATATAAATAACATTATGAATGAACATTACGAAAAATACAAAGATACCATCAAAAAGGTATCTAGGAGAAACTACCAGAAGCGTAAGATACTTCTGGAAGAGTTTCTAGTTGATAAATCATGTAGACACTGTGGTGAGTCTGAACATGTGTGTCTCAAGTTCTATCCTCATGATGCAGAGATACGCAAGGTATCAAAGAGAGTTGGGACAAGTGATGATAGCCGAAAAGAAGTCTTTCATCTCATAGACCAATCCGTTATCCTCTGTTATAACTGTTATATTAAGAAACACCACGATTTAATCGAATTTATTTAACCTATATATAATAGTAAATGATTTGAGTCATAAAGGAGTATTATTATGAAATCATTAATTTGTGGGGTATTTACCCTACTACTATGCATGTCTTCAGTTCATGCATCAACACCCGCAAAATTTATTGTAGATACTGGACCCTTTGGGGTGCATAGTTGGTTTCTGAAAGGCATCAAAGACGGTGCATTTTCTAAACGTGGATTAGATATTGAATTTGTAGGAAAAGGCCCCGGCAGTATTAAAACTGGTCTTGCTATCGCAACTGGAAGAGCAGATATTGGATATCATGACTATAGTGGTGTAGTTCTTGTCAATAGTAAATCAACTGACCCTAAAGTTTTAACAATCCTTGTCGTTGATGACAAGGCACAAAATGGAGTGATTGCACTTAAATCATCGGGTATTAAGACATTCGATGATCTAAATGGACGTAAACTTGGTAGTCATCCCACTAGTTTCATCGTTAAGACCTTACCCATAGTAACACAGTCTAAATGGATAGATGTTACTATGCAGATGCCTGCGCGGTCGCCTGCACTGGTTTCTGGGCATGTGGATGCAATCACCGCATTTACAACAACCTCAATTTTCAATTTGGAAAAGTCAGGAGTTGGTATTGACAAATTAAATATTATTAAACTTAGTGACCACTTTCCAATGGCAGTAAGTCGAGTAATTACTGTAAATGCAAACTGGGCAGAAAAAAATCCACATGCAGTAAAAGTTCTTCGTGAGGTATCACGTCAATTACTGAACGATTTTATTAAAAATCCTGATGCAAGTGTGTCTGCATTGGAAGGTCCAATTGTATCTACAGATAAAAAGGTGAATACTGAAATCAGAAGGGCTCAATACAGTATTGACGAACTTGTTAATACACCATTTGTAAAGAAGAATGGAATTAGTAATCCTAGTGCAGTTGGTCCTCGTTTGAGTGAATTCACAACCCTTCTGGTAGAAAAAATGAATTTACCAACTCGTCATCCAGATAACAAGTATTTTGATTTAGGTAAATGAAACACGTACTTGTAACTATTTCCGTAGTTGTACTCACATGGGAATTATTGATAAGGGGTGAATATATTCCTGGCTTATGGGATATATTCACCACCTTCTTTGCGTTATCAGTTAATCCAAATTTTCTTTATAACCTATGGACTAGTCTGTGGAGACTTGTTGTAGGTTGGTCAATTGGAATGTTAATTGGAACCACTATTGGTGTCTTCATGGGTACTAATATCCATGTGAAGAAACTTGTAATGCCATTAGTGAGTTGTTTATTTCCTATTCCAAAAATCGCACTACTACCTCTGTTCATAGTTCTTCTAGGAATAGGAGAATTAAGCAAGATAACAACTATCTTCATCGGTGCATTTTTTCCCAGTATATTGAACGCATATAATTCTATTATAAGGACACCCACCATCTATGTGGAAGCATCTCGTTCTTGTGGTGGTGGTTACTGGTTCACGTTACGAAAAATAATTTTACCATATAGTACGCCAACAATAATCTCAGGATTTAGAACAAGTGGTAGTTTGTCATTGGTGTTATTGGTTGCGGCAGAAATGTTAGGTTCAAATTATGGTTTAGGAAACTGGATATTCATAACTGGTGGAGAAATGGATTTTGCAGAAATGTTTGCTGGAATAATCTGGCTCAGTATAATTGGTTTAGGAATTGGTTGGGGTACAGAGTTTTTGAAACGTAGATTTTGTCATTGGAGTACACATAATGAGGGTGTTTGACTACCAACTTCCAGAACTATCTCTTATGATAGGAGCCCAACGAGTTCCATACTCATCTACCATCTCACCAATATTCTCGTCCTCTAATCCATTCACAACAAAACCAAACGGAGCCATATCCTGTTCCAGTGAGTCTTGTTGTTCTCTCATCATGGTCATACGAATATCACTGTCAGTAAGTTCCTTAAAATACTGTTGGTCTGTCATCCATGAAAAAATAAATAGACACGCAACTAAGTCATCATTACACCCATCATCTGCTTCGTATGAATGTCCTTTCACAATAAAGGTAGACAACTCATTGATAACATCATAGTCCTCTACAATAAGTTTATTGTCCTCAACCATTTGTTTGAGATTAGAACACCCAATCTTCTTAACTGCCTTCGTTGTTCTTACACCCAACTGAGCCCTACCACCAGAGAAACCTCCACCAAGAACCTGTCCCGCACGTCCTCGCATCGATGCCATAATTAGGTTGTCATACTCTAGGTCAAACTGCATTGCGTTTGCGACCTGTTCACCGATATCGTTCACCTCAATCAACACGAATGCCTGATTGTATGCCCTTGCAACATCGTATATCTTTGAGGGAAAGATGAGAGGTTTCAGTTCGTTGTCTCTAAACTTTGCAACCAACTTGTACGGCATCTGTGTAACATCAAACACACAGAATGCAGAATAGTCGTTTGAAGTACCTCTAGAAACGTCAGCGGTGAGGACGTAGGTGTGTCCTTCCTGTGGAGGTATGTGAACATCCAACCCTGCATTAGACTGTTTGGGTTCTCTGTAAGTCATTGTGCGAAGTTTTGAAGGTGTAATAAGAGTATCGATAGAACCAAGAAACTCACACTCAAACTCTGTGTTAAACTGTGCCTCTGATGTGTTCTTAATTGTCTCTGCTTTCCACGCCTCGTCTCTACCAGGCACTTCTGACCAGTGAACCTCAATAGGAACATATGTGTTACGTCCCTCTTCTGCATCCACCCACAACTTGTAGAACATATTCATACCATGTGGTGTAGAAACAATCATCACCTTCGTTGACTTACCAGATGAAATCGTAGGATACACAGAACTGAAGAACTGTTCTGCTACGTTAGCAGGAACGTATGCAAACTCATCAAGAAAAATAATGTTATATGAACCACCACGAACAGCACTAGCCGAAGTGGAACTTGCAAGAATTTTAGAACCATTCTCTAACTCCAAGGAACCTTTGTTCCAACTCATTACCCCCTGTTGCAACCACTTAGGTAAGTGTTCGTATGCTAACTGCAAACGACCAAGAAGGTCACGAGCAGTTGCTGCCTTGTTCGCAAGGATTGCAACGTTCACACTATCGTTAAACAGAACGTAATGTAAAAGGTATGAGATAATTGTTGTGGACTTACCAGACTGTCTAGGAAGTTTGCAGATGGTAAAACGATTACTATGGAAGGTTCCCACCATCTCCTTCTGAAAATCATACATCTTAAACGGCACCAGTCCCTCGTCAAGAGAAACAATCTTGACGTAGTTCTGAATGAAATACAGGGGGTCTTCCATGCATTTCTGATATTCTTGAAGTTCTTCTTTCGTCCAAGACTGTGCAACGTTAGCCCGTTTGAGATTTGGGTTTCCTAGATAGACTTCTTCAGTCATTGTCTATTTTTCCAAAAATGCGTTCCATAATAATGATCATTTGTATATGGAGTTTTCTGTCCATATCCTTGATTTGCCTTGTAAATTTTTGTGCCATCGTCATCATATTCCCAGACTCTTTCATCGGGATTATGACTCTGTATTGGACCTTCTTTTATATCATTATTTTGCATGTTTCTATTTATATATCAAATTATTTGTTAGTTCTAAAGATCACATCCCAAAAAGGTGTGTGTAAACCGAAATTTACATTCAATCTTGTGTGGTGAGTCAGATGCCATTTTCCTGCTGCTATAAATGGAACATTAAATTTAGGGTTATGTTCTATAATCTCAACAATTAGAGCAGACCATAACCAATACATTACTAGTATCCACCACTGTCCGGTTATGATACTATAAAGTATGGTTGGTATGACTTCTGTTAACCACAGATCAACGGTGCTTTTCCATGTGTCTTCAATTAAAAATATATCTGTCCAACTCCAACCTGTCGGATTCTCTAATCCGTTATTCCAATTTTCAGTAATGTATCTATGATGACCTGAATGAAAATAGTTAGTCCATTCCGTAATATGAACTATTCTATGTAACCAATAGATAAAAAATGTCCAAACCAAATAATGAAAAAAATATTCCATCGGAATCCTCTATACTAATCTGAACGCACAAATGTTCCATTTTCATATACAATCTTATTTATAATGGGGGTTATAGAGTCAGGTCGATAATGTGGCCATTTTTTCCAAATTTTAGGCACTGAACCTTCTGGTATTTTTTGCAAAAAATAGTCCTCGTCTTTATCATATTCGTAAATAATTTTTTTCATTGGCCACTTGTATGTATTCCATGTTCCGTTGTGACCAGCACTTGGATTCATTAACGACCAAAGATCAAAATAATCTGTAGTGAAAAAAGAATACTCTAAATTATAAACAGATGGGTCTTCAAGGAATCTAGGAGATATGTATATTTGTGATAAATCATCTATTATTTTTGACATCCACCAAAAGAACTCCCAAATTGTTTCTGGTTTATATGGCGATATTTCAATATGATTATTAACAACTTCTAACGTATCAGGATTTGAGATTATATTCACCCAGTGATCGTCTTTGATTTCGAATAATGTTTCTAAGTCTATTGAGTGAGGTAATGCTAAAAATAATTCATTTCCACCACCGCCATTTACATTTATGGTTTCACCATTCCATATTTCAGGATTTCTCCACGGATGATTTGTTGGTGAATGCCATTGCAATTTAACTTTCTTATTCACCAACAAATCATAAAAACGAGGATTTTCTTGCACACTATCCGTTGACAGATAAACTATAAGGTTTGTATTCAGTCTTCTAGTTTTTAGAAGACTTACCAATGCACATGTGCTGTCTATACCACCAGACCACCATAATCGTATTGGTTTACCAATATCCCACAACTCTACAGCCCTGCGACTAGTCAACTCTTCGAAGGTTGGTGTAAAATTTGTAGGAATTTCTGGAAATGGATTGTCAACTAAATCAAAATAATTATCAAACCCAAACCTAAAACGAGGAGAGTGTAACGCACAAAAAGATGCTAATTTATATTCTGTTCTGTCACTTATTTCTGGAAAAGAATTTAGATGATAATAAAGAACTTTACTCACTTTTACCCTTTAACATTTTTTGTAACTCAGCGGTGCTACCAACAAACAAAGCATTTGTTACATTCTTAGGTCCGTGGTCTGGAACCTCTTTGAGTTTTTTCATTTTCTCTTGAAGTTCACCAAGTTTCTCAGTAACATCAGCAACCTGTTTGATGAGGTTTCCGGCAACTTCATACGCTCGTGGATGTTCCGATTCTCTGGCAAGTTCCAGTATTCCTTCCACTGCATCCGTTCCTCTTTCGACCAGATTGTAGAAGTTTCGTCTTTGGTATTCATAGTCATTTTCTACGTCATCTCCATTACTAGGCATAACAATTTCTTTTTTTTCTACGACAACCTCTTGGGGAACAACCTTGTTGATGACCCCAAGTGCTTTCTCTATTTCAATTTCTGTTGACATAACCTATTATTTATGCGGGAATTTTTATTCCTCTATCCTGTAAATATTTTTTTTGAAAAACTTTAGGTGTTTGATTTTTAATCCATGGCATAACATGTAACCATTCTTGTGCAAACTTTTTATCATAAAATGCATTTCTATTCTCAATTCCATAGGCCAATGACAAAGTTTCAAACAGGTCAAGTAAACGTCTTGATTGTCCTCCATAAAAGTGTTGCCACGGAAATACTGTTGATAAATCCTCAGGCCAGATAGAAAAACCAGCTGGATTTTTATTCATAATGCCGTTGTACCTCAACGAATGCCCAGTCGGTAACGATGGATAATTATCAAAAATTTCATCTCCTCCGTTTCCAGTAAATATAACTTTACTGTTAAATTCAGAAATACATTTTTCTCTCATAAACCAAGATGTTCGAAGAGATAAATTTGCAGACACTAATCTGTTTCTATTATTCTTCCATTTGGATTTTGAATTTATTTCATCCCAAGATATATCTATATCGGGGGGAAGGTTTTCTATCTTAATATTTTTATTATATGTGCCTGTATACTGAATAACTTGATTCAATGTTTCCATATTTTCGCGGCCTTCCCATGGCCCTGTTAAACAAGTCATACTATTAAAATGTTTTTTATGGTCAGTTAAACACAATGCAATAGGTGAACTATCTAAACCACTACTGAGAAGTATAGTTAAATTTTCTGTATGACGTTTAAGAACTGCTTCTTCAAAAGAATTGGTAAGATCATCCAAATTATCTTTATACTGATTTAAATCCCATTTATGAAGTTCTGTATTAACTGGTTTCAATATATTAGTTTTTACATTATAATTATAATGACTATTGTGTGTAATTCTATAGAATGTGTTATTCCATTCAGTATCTTTATACACAGCGAACTTGATATCAAAGGGTAGAGTCAACCCCGGCGGTCCAAATCTTCCATCTTTAGGTTCTGTCATTGGAAAAGTACTGAAATAGAAATAATCATCAATTTTATAATAAAATGCTTGTCTTGTACTCCACGGATCAGTAAATAAATCTATAGTATTAGTTTTCTCATCATAAATTATGAACAAGAATTCGCCATCTAAATATTCTGTAAATTTGTCACCATGTTCTAAATATTTTTCAATACAAAAATAAATGTCACTGCCCAATGTATTGTCACAATTATAAATTTCTCCAATCAACATATAATATTTGTTATCATATTTGACAGGCTGGACAGTCTTTTCTCCTGCAATACTTGATAGGTGGTGTGTCATATAAACACCGTTAACGTCTATAGTATTACTGGCCTCGGGCCCACCTAACTTTAAATGATCATCAATTATTATTGAGTTTGGATTATTCGTTATTTTGAAAGTAGACATGTTATACAAACTTCATATTTCTATAGAAGTTTTCCCACTCACCTTGTGTTGGTTTTACGTTTTGTTTACCAAATCCGGCTTCGGGAGTTTTAGAAATAGGTATCTGATATTTTCTAAGGTAGTCTTTTAAGAACCCCTTTCTTTCTTTATTCTTTACTGGTGCAGACACATTCAACCAACACTGCACCATTTTTTTATCATAAAAAATGTTTCTACCTTCTATACCAAAATTTAAATTGAGTCTTTCGTGTACATCCAACAACCTTCTACTTTGACCAAAATAAAAATGTCTGGTAGGAAAAAAATTATGTAAGTCCTCGGGCCAATCGTCCCAATCAGTCTTTTCGTGTTTTGATCTATAATTGTCTATAAATTCATCTGCACCATTTCCCATCAGTACAACTCTAGATGCAAATTGTTTTTTTGTTTGGTTTCTAATTTCTGCTTGTGCGTTATCCATATTAGAATAATTTCTAGTTATTGTATTTACTGCAAAATGGTTTTTGCAAAAATTTGTCATGGCTAGTAATGGTTCTTGATCTTC